TACCGCTATTAATACGCCAACTATCACCGCTTAGATAACCACCACTCCAACCTGCTAGAACTTTATAGAACGGGAATGTGCCTTTGCCTGCTTTAACTTTTAACACTACCCAACTGTCTGGAGTATAGTCACTCATCTTACTCGCCTATACGTTAAATTCTGAAATGTTACTGCGGAATTGCAATTCTCTTTTCATCATCTCTTTGATGGAAGGGCGAATGCTAGGCACATTCTCTAGGACTGCTTCAATGTGGTCGGTATCCATATCACATAACTTTATATACGATAACGGTTGATCGCCATCTTTACCATATGTTCCCCATTCACAGGCTTCTCTACATACTGAATGATCTGCACCAATTGTTACAGTAAGATATTCTTCATCACCATTAGCACTGGATCTAACGTAATCTAACCCACCGTCAATCATGTACTCTTTACCGTTCTTATCAGTGTGAGTAACATAATCATGTCTATGCCGGCTTGTCAGTACTGTTCCATCGGGTGTTTTTATTGCATTGCGTACCATTTAAAATTCCTCCAACACATCAATCATATGTTTCATACGGAACTTAATAAAGTAATTCAACAACTGGCTTTTAGTCTGACCCTGTTGTCGATCATAACTTACTATAATGTCATCTTTAATTTCCTGTGGAGTCATGGACAGATCAACTAGCTCTTTGTTACGCACATAACCAGGTGCCATGTCGCCAGTAATAAACTGTTCCGGCTTTTGTTTAATCCATTCAGCGAGTAAAGCCTTGCGAATAGGCTTCTGTCTCTTGTCAGTGACAAATGTATCGCCATCACTCAGCATATTGGGTACACCGTCACCCTTATCACCGATGATAATATGCTCCAATAAGACTTCCTCAGGGGACATAGTGATTTTAATAAACTTCTTTTTAACAGGTGAATATTGTTTCACGTTAGGATACTTCTGCAACTGTTGGAAGTCATGGTCACCTGAAATAACAAGGAACGGCTCAGGCTCATCAAACAATGCACCGGGCTTGCTCATAGTCTGGCTATGTTCTGCAAGTACACCAATTACATCATCTGCCTCTGCGCCGTGGCAGTCAATAATGGGATAGGGAAAGTATTCGTCAATCTCATTGCGTATTGCATTTAGCCCCTCAAATATACTATTCCAGTCGAAACCACTGCTATCACGTACCTTCTTACGAGCCGCCTTATAATGAGGAAATACTTTCCTGCGCCAGTAATGTCTATTGTCACATGCAATTACCATCTGCCCATATTCGGCACCAAACTTTACATTGTAACTTCTGATAGTATTGATAATCATATGGCGGAGAAGGGGGATGTTAACCTCAACATCACTCCGTCCCCCTACCTCAGCCATAAATGTGGAGATTGCTATCTGGTTAAAGTCGATTACGATCATAGGAATAACTCCTCTAAAGTAGCTTCAGTCTCAGGCTCATCCACATCTGCAGGATTAAACCCCCAACGATAACCAAGGTCAGCGTAAAAGGTGCCTTTAGTTCTCTTGGGGGTGCCATCGGAATGATATGCCATAGCAATACATTGCCAAGCCATCAAATTGTCGCGAGCTTGTCCGTAAAAGGTATCACTCCAAGCACCATTTTTAAGATACCCTTCCATGTTAGCAATGTAAGCAGTTGCGCCACGGTACTTAGCTTCGGCACCCTTTACACCTGCCCTAGCTGACTTACCTTCCGATGCGGATATCTCTCGCTGATACTTTATCCATTCCCTTACATTTTTCATTGACAGGTAATGGTCATCATCAAGAGCAACAACATTTGGATGGACATTGACATAAGAGGGTGGATTAGCGGCTTGTCGCTTTGCCCTTGCAAGGGCTAGACGTTCGGAAGCCGCAAGCCTCTGTTCCTCAGACATTGGCTTGCGTTTCTTGCGAACCTTTTTCGGTAGTGTATCGGTTACTAGTTGTTTACGTGCCATGATAGGCTCCTTTGTTTAATAGTATATATTATACTATAAGGAGCCTCCAATGTCAAGCACTAATTTTAGTGATTCGGTCTAATACGACCGTTCTCCAGCCGAGTTTTTCAGTATCATATACAACCACATTGGCAAGCGCCTTATTGGTTGCTGTTTGTACAGTGTCGGGGGTGACTTTTGTTGGGGGGACTACGCCTTCAGCTAGGGTACATTGCATTACACGTTCGGTACCATCAAGTTTGGTAAACTCAAGTGTAACGGATCCAGCAGTTAACATTTTTACAAGTTCAGCACGTTCTATCATTTTACATCTCCGGTTTCATTAAATAATACAGTCATTGTACACGGGTTTTACTTGTAAGTCAAGAGTTATTTTGCCCTTTTTGATCCATTACCCATGATCTTAGGGTTTGTCTTTCATTGGGATTCAGAGTACTGCCCCTCGCAACTTTATCCAATAGTTCAGACTCATCTAAATTCATGGTCGGAGTGGTGGGAATGTCCTCGACAATAATATCCTCTACGTCAACCACACTATCACTGAGTGAGGTAAACGTCATTAACTCCCCTCTGCGCTCCTGTAAACTCATGTTAGCGGCAATCACAAGCAGGATAGCTAGTGGGTCAAACACAAATATAAGTAAGAGGATAATCATCCTCACTGCCTTATCAATAACATCTGGGGTAGTCTCACCATATATCATTTCAGCAATATATTTAATAGGCCCAATTTCCAATTCTATCTCAAGAGCTTGCTTCTCAATGGGTGCCATCCTCTGTTGTATATCTTCAATCGCATTCGTTGCCAGCAGTATTGACGTATTGATTGTCTCTCGTTCGGTGCGTTGTTTTTCTCTAACTGCCATTGCACCATCTTCGCCACGTATCCTATCATAATTAATCAGAGTCTGTACGGTAGCATCTAACTGTGATAATACAGTGTCGCCATCAGTGATTGTCCTGCGTTCATTTGCAATTTGCCGTTCAAAGTTCAGAACTTGTAACTCACTTCCACCAGCAATAGTAATTGTATGTTCGAGATGTGCTTTGGACAGGAAACCAAATATGCCCAATGAAGTGATAAATGATAGGACGACAACTGCAACGGTAAAGTATGTCTTCAGTAGAACAGCCGCCTTGTCCCAGTATCGGTATACCCACGATGCAGTGACTAGTTTGGCGATCTCTAATACAACACCCATTGCTAGGATAGGCATTGCCGCGGCAGGGAAAATTGTCATTAGTCCAACAATAGAGAAGTAGCCGGCAACTGCGGATACCCCTAGAGCTGATAATAGTAGTAAAATTATAAAGAACATTTCGGTTCCCATTCTAGTGGTTCAAAAGAGGCTAAGGGTTCCTTGTTTAGCCTTATGTTCAACATAGAGTTAAGGCACTTAGGGTCCTTTCTTTGTTGCCATTGCAAGAGAAATTCCTGCATCTTAGCATGGGATTTCATGTCAAATTCCGCAATTGTTTCTTTCTCTAACTCACCAACATATTGCAGAACATACTTGGATGAACCGTAATACTTTTCATATAGTTTCTGTGTCTTACCACTGTAACCTATATAATAATCACCGTTGGGAAAGTAAGTGCAATAGACTCGGTGAATTTGCTTTTCTTTGAGTTTGCGTTTCTTTTTTTTCTTAACTGCTTTAACTACCATAATGTATCCCTATGAATACATTATTTATCACTAGTTATTTAAACTATCTCTTGCCGCCATGCCACAGCTATCACACATCTTACCCTCATCCTCATGCCAGAAACCTTCATCAGCGACTTCCTTGTCACACCTCGCACAAGTTTTCTTTTCTTTCTTACCAAATATAGCATCCCAGTTACTCGCAAATTTTTCAGCATTATTTACTTTCCTGGGTGCGTCACCCTTACCACCATGTGTCTGTCTACTCATCGTATTCTTCATCATCCGAAAATTTTAATTCAGTTTCTATATCAAGCTCTTCACCACAAAACGGACAGCACTGTATGACATAATGTATATCCTCCATTTCATGCTTAACCTTAAACATGGCATCACATGAAATGCATTCATAAATATTCATTAGGCTACTGAACCCCATACTTCTCCCCAATCACCAGTCAATGCTCCACGAGCATAATCAGTAGACCTATTTTCAAAGAAATTTGTATGTGTGGGAGCGTTGATCATTTCTTCTACCCAGAGCAATGGATTCTTTTTGACCTTGAAAATGCCTTTTAAACCCAATTCAATTAGGCGTCGGTCTGCAATGTATCGAATGTATTTCTTAACTTCATCCTGCGTCAGATTTTCCATTGGACCCATAGCAAATGCTAATTCAATAAACTTATCCTCAAGCTCTACCATCCTCTCCGCTATCAAATAAATCTTACCCTTAAGGTCATCGTTCCATATCTCCAAATTTTCCTGTACATATGTCCTGAACAATTTAATCATAGACTCGGCGTGTTGTGTCTCATCAACAATCGACCAAGTTACAATCTGTCCCATGCCCTTCATTTTACCGTGGCGTGGGAAATTCAATAACATAATAAACGAGGAGAACAATTGCATACCCTCAGTGAATGCTGAGAATGCGGCAATATTAGTAGCAACCGTAGCCTTATCTTCAGAGGCAGTTGATAACTCAAGGAAGTATTCATGCTTGTTTTGCATCGCCTCATACTCTAGGAACTCATTGTATGTTGACTCGGGCATACCAAGAGTCTCAATGAGGTGAGAGTAAGCCGCAACATGCAATGCTTCCCTAGCCGCAAATCCCATCAGCATCATACGAACTTCTGGCTGAGGAAAGTGTGGTAGGTAATTGTTAACATACCCACCTGCTACATCAATATCTCCCTGTGTAAAGAATCGAAAGATGTTGGTCAGGAATCCTTTCTCCGCATCGCTCATGCGATTCTTCCAATCATTTACATCATCATTCATTGGTACTTCAGTGTGTAGCCAATGCGACTGCTCATGCTTCAACCAATCATCATATGCCCAAGCATACTTAAAGGGTTTGAAATAAGAACGTTCATCAGTAATTTTTAGTTTTTCATGTGGTATCTGTTTTGCCATTTTACGCTCTTTCCTTTTTAAGTTCTTGTCCAGCATAACCGTTTAGCCGCATAGACACCGCCATGCGGGCCTTGGTTGCATGCTTTAGGTTCACTGCCCATTACGTTTGTTATCAGATCTATATCTTGTTGTAAGTAAACATCTAACAATAGTTTACCACCAGGTTTTAAGTATTGTAACACATTATCCCAGTATTCGTCAAGTGGATAATGCCAAGCATATGACCAAGTTGACTGTATTAAATCATATTGTTCCCAAACATCATGTGGCTCCATAAATCTAAAACGTGAAGCATCGTATCCATTATGTTCGATTGCGTATTTGGTTATTGCTCGGGAGTTGTAGAATATATAATCTTCGTGGTATCCATTTAAAAAGTCCCTGGGTTTGTCTTTTAATTCTGCCCACCCCGCATCCTTATCAAGTAACGTAAATTCAGCATCTGGTAGGTAATTATATAGTATTAGGTCAGTTATACCCAGTCCGGCACCTATGTCCAATATACTCGCATTGGATGGTAAATCATATGCACCAATAGACTCATTGCGATCAAACTCTTCTTGTCGTATCTTGTTATGTAACTCATAAAAACTCTGTAGGGAAAAGTTGCTATGATTAGGAATCCCTATTTGAAACATACTGTAAAATGCAAGGTCTTCTATGTATTTTTCCCACTTAATCTCATGTGTGCCAGTAGGAGTATCAATTTCTAAAGTATATGTACCCCAATCAGGAACAGTCACATTAAGCCGTTGTTGTATTTCTTTATCTTCAAACATCCTATGTAGATGCCCATGTTAGCAGTTCATTATAACCACCAATATGTTCCCCACTGATATAAATCTGCGGTACTGTGCCAGTAGGCTGTAACTCTTCAGTAAAAGCAATTTCCATGCCAGTAAGAAAATCCTTGGCGTCCTTACAAAATTTACAATCCTCCCGCGAATAAATTTTAATGTCCATTAGTTCTGTCCCTCATCTATTTTATTAATTTTTGCAAATGCCCACTCACGCTCTTTACACCATTTACAATATTGACATCTACCTACAATTTGTTCAGTACAACTATGTGTCGTATGCATTAGCCCCTGTGCGATGCCTAGGTCAAAGCCTAGTTGCACTGTGACATCTTTAGTCATTTGTGCAAAGGGTTGAATGCATCTATCAGCGGCATCGTACTGACTTGCGTGTTGCCGGGCATGGTCTGGTTCCATACCATCATAGTATTTTGTCACACCAACATAAACAATGTCGGCTAGTTTCTTCTCAAATATTTCTACAATTCCACTAGTAACGTATTTAGATGGATCATCTGCATCCAAATTACCAACAAGATTTGTAGATGCATGATAGCCTGAAAGGGCTAACACCTGGTTAGCCCAATTCTCAGCACCGTCAAGTTTAGGTACAGTATATGGTTTACAACTCTGGTCACGTTTCAAACATTCACTATTGACAATATGCCATAGAACCGCACTATCCCAACCACCAGAGACAACAACCGCAATACGTTTATCATGCGGTATATTGTCTGCTATTTCTTTAGCCTTCACAGGAAGATTTTTTTCGTTTAACAAACTTCATTCCCCTAACATAACCATCTGGGACAGATTCATCTGGGTATAGGTAAAGATTTTCTTCACCATTATTATACCACTTCCTGCCCTTTACAAAACTTTTTCCTTTGAAAGGATTTTTCTCAGGATACTTTCTCAATGGGTTATTATCACCCTTCATACTTTCTGATTTTTTTTTCCTAGCTTCCTCAGTCCACATTGGATTGTTCGTTTCAAATAACTTTTTAGCCCTAACTGATTGAGCATCCCTGTTCTCTTGTTTGAACATAGGATTGTCCAACTTCATTGCAACACTACGAGCTTCTTTCATATTCTGATATTGAATACTAGTCCATTTTCTTTTAGTTCTAAGAGAATCAACCGACATCATAGCAAACGCATGCCACAAACTCGGATTATCTCTATACATCTTAGTCAATAATCTATGCGCTAAATAATGTTCTTTGGCAGTCAGAGTAGTTAAGTTATCAGCCTCATCATTACCCCCCATGCATCTTGGAATAATGTGGTGAATCTCACTATACTCTAAACCTCTTTCTGCCTTGCCCCTAGCACATAAATTATCGTAAATTATATTATAGTTCATAAGTTTTCCTCCTTACAACTATATATAATTTTTAAGTTTTAGCCTTCACATGCTAAACAACTATCGTCATCATTCACCAAGCTATTCATATCAAGTTCTTTAATAATTTGTCGTTCTATTCGGTTAGAGACTTTATCTGCCTTACCTAGTTTCTCTGAGCGACAATAGTATAAAGTTTTCAACCCCTGCTTCCATGCTAGGTAATGTACTGCATGTAGATACTTAATATTAACACCCGGGCGGAAGAACAGGTTTAGTGACTGTGCTTGGTCAATAAACTTCTGCCTATCAGCCGCATGTTCAATCAACCATCTCTGGTCAATTTCCATTGAGGTTTTGTACACCTCCTTCTCATACGGATCCAAACACCTCAGGTGTTGAACAGATCCATCATTAGCAATTATTGACGACCAAATTTCGTCATAATGGAGGTTAGGATTGTCTTCAATTTTACTTTTAATAAGACTATCCAAGTGCTTATTTTTATTGAGGTACGCTCCACTAAGCGTGTCTTGACGATATGCGTTTGCACGATAGGGTTCAATAGACGGTGAAGTGTTTCCCATAATAATAGAACTGGAAGCATTGGGAGCGATAGCCATAACGTGACTAAATCTCCTTCCTGTACCTTTTGCATCTGGTGCTTCACCTCTTGATGTACCGAGTTCAATATTTGCGTCATCTAGTTTACTCCTTATTAATTTGAATATACGCATGTTCGTACCTTTTGCTACGGCACTTTCCCATGCAATTTTCTTTTTCTGTAAGTAGGCGTGAAAGCCTAGCGCACCTATGCCTATGCTACGCTCCTGGGTTGCGGCAAATTTAGCTCTTGCAACTGGGTCAGGGGCATTATCAATAAAGAATTGCAATACATTATCTAGCATTTCAGCCATGTCTTTCAGGAATAGCGGGTCTTTTGACCAAGCATCATAATATTCTAAGTTAACTGAGGATAAACAACATACTGCGGTCCGTTGTTCATTTGTGGGTAAAATAATTTCCGAACAGAGATTGGATTGGTGAATCTTGAGGCCCAATTCTTTCTGAAAGTCAGGCATCAAACGATTACTAGTGTCGATGAAATGCATATACGGTTCACCCGTTTCCATACGCAACTCTAATATCTTAGACCATAGAGCTTTAGCAGAAACAGTATCACGGATCTCACCGGTATGTGGATCACATAAATTCCAACCATCATCCGCAGTAGGGTCAGTCATACAGCGTTCAACAATCTCCATAAACCTATCACTGATATTAATGCCATGGTGGAGATTTAGGCACCGCATGTTCTGATCGCCAGTCGGCTTCCGCATGTCGAGGAACATAGTAATGTCTGGATGTGAAATATCTAAATATGCCGCGTATGATCCACGTCTGGTTCTACCTTGACGATACGCAAGTGATGATGCATCATAAGTTTTCAGGTGGGGCATTACACCAGTAGATTTGGCATCGGAAGCACGTATACCAAAACCAATGCCAACACCACCACCAAGCATAGAAAGCCATGAGGTTTCACTGTAGTTTTGTACCAGGCCTTCTGCGGTATCCTCGATATAATTAAGAAAGCAAGAAATAGGCATGCCGCGCTTACTGCGACCATAACTAAGAATGGGAGTAGAATAAGAAAGCCAATGTTTAGAAGAGTACTCATATAACCTCTGTGCATGTTCGGGATTAGATCCAAACTGTTTGCTCACATGGGCAAACCGCTGTTGTGGGGAAGTCTCATCTTCCCGCATATAACTTTCTTTAAGCCTATTAACTCCTAGTACGTCAAAAAGGACGTCTCGAGATAAGTCAATCTGTATTCCCATATAATCTTGCTTTGCCATTTACTTCTCTCTCAGAGTTGGTATATTATTTATTGCTTCAATTATTTTCACTGCTTCTTCATATGATTTATCTCTGAATGAGATCCGAAATATGATACGGTCAGTTGTGGGGGATATCCGATGCGTTTCCGATGTGTTAAATAAGGCTGCCTTGTAGTGCCATGAACCCTTTCCCTGAAAATCTACGGAATTTTGTTCACCTGTTAATACAATATTAATAGCACATAACACACCCTTAGGTGCAATACTCATCTTGTTCTGTGCATCAACATCAGTATGCCAAGGATAGCTTTCACCCGCATTAATGTACATGTATGAACCTATAGTATCCCCCCAATCATGTGGATATAATTCCATAAACTTATTATAAGTTGCGACTAGTGCGGGTGTCTTCTCTGACATAGGCACTGCTCTAACTATTGCACCACTCTTTGTCCATTCAAGTGCATTTACTTTGCACTCCAGAGACTCACTTAACAGGGCCTCCTTATCCCAGAACTCATTCGTAATGTAATATAGTGGAGCACCTGGGCATAATTCTGTCACTCTTCAAGTGCCGCGACTACATCTGGGAAGTGTCCGCCAATGATCTTCCAACATGTATCAGCAATTTCCATATGCTCCTTCTGTGTGCCATTGGCTCTACGCAACTCACAATAATGAATCCAGCTACGAAGGGATCCTGCCATATACAAAGTTGTTTCCGTCAACCCTTCAGGTAACAATGCTCTTGCTTGTTCCTTTGCGATACCCATCTTGAGTGCGTCACTATACTCTTTCTTTGCGAAGTTACGGACTCTTGCCTGTGCGCGATACCATTCACTCTTGATGTGTTGGTCATCCGTCACAACAGAGTTCTGACGATTCGCCTCGTCCTGCAACCGTGCCTCACGTACAAGACCAATGTTCTCACTTACCGCATAACGCTGACTAAACTCCTGAAAAGAAAATGACCGGTGACGTAGAATCTGTCGAGCAATATCTCTTGTCGTTTTAATCTCGAGAGTCATATGTACCATTTCAAACGGTGACCAATGATTCTCCTTAATTAAATAACGCAATAATTTTGGTGCAGTCTCTGCATTATTTTGATTTGCCGGATTGCTCACTCTAGCAGTATATGCAATTAACTCGGCGGCAGTGAATACTCCCGTGTG